CCCCTGTTGCTGGCGCTGAAGCTACACGTTTAAGTGGGATTGCTTTAGCATCTGTTACGCCTAGATCCTTTACATATGTACCGCTGTTAGGAACAACCGGTGTAACAGTGCCACCAGCCGGAATTACTTCACCATTAATGGTTTGGGAAACTGTTTCGATTCCACCTTCAGCAACAACGCCACCGAAAAAAATGGAATTTAACAATGTACCGTTAATACGCCCGAAAGAAGCTTTACATTTAATGGTACCTTTACCGCGTGCAGCATCTACGGCGAATTGACCACGACCGAAAAGCTCTTTTAAGTCATAGCTAATATCCACACCAACGGATTGCATCACCCCCACTTCAACTGGTGTGGGATTACTAATCGGTTGCCCGTATACATCTTGAATCGGTGTAGCAAAGATCTTGCCGGCACCAAATAAATATTGAGCCATTTATTTTGACCTCTCTAAAATGACAAAACCGCCATAGAGGCGGTCATAAAATGAATGTTTTGTTAATTGGTTGTGAGGATCCGGATAGGGATAATTGCAATCGCCTGATCATCCAGCATGTTTTCTACTGCTTCATATACTTCTATCGTACCTTCTATCCAGCAATGCTCTACCAAACCACCTAAGGTCTGACACTCATTAAAATCTGGATGGTCCGGCTGAATAGCTTCACGTACACGATCGATGAATATATTCATCTGCGTTGATGGCGGCTTTGTAGTGTCCGATTCATGAATATAGAGATAAACCTCAGCAGCTAGTTCAACTTTTGAATCTAAACCATGTACCGGGACTTCTTGCTGATTGCCTTGTGTAATAAACATGGCTGGGCGCTGTTCTGGTGTTACATGGTTAAAGTGACGTAAACGGCGACTTACCGTAATCAATCCCTCTACCCTTGTGCTTAACCTTTCAAACAACGCCTGATAGATTGCTTCACTATCCACCTGCTAAACCTCGCTGAATTGCTGCATCAATATTTTTCGGCACAATTTTACCGACCTCGTCCAATGCATCACGCAACATCCGGCGCTCTCTAAAGTTAACAACTCTAGAATGAGCTTTAATAGCCACCTGCTTTGGAGATATAGACCTACCAAAAGCTTGTTTAATTGTCCTTAGATGCGCTTTTACACCTAAGGTGCCATGTAGTCCAAATTCATGAGTAAATAAGTATCTGACATTCGCTCCACCAGCCCCCACAGTACCTTCAATAAAGTCCTTTCCTTCCTCAACCTTGCCAAAGGTAGATTGATGGAGTCGCCCAGTATCTGCATTAAGATATGGATCCCCAGAAAGTAGATTTCTATTTACGGTACGGTGCAGCCGACCAGTAAGAGCGTTAATCGTCCGTCTTATTTCAAACCTAACGCGATTATTCATCTCATCAAAGTTGACTTGGCTATCAACACGATAATCGCTCATAACTTAATTACTCTTTAGCAGATGCCGCCGATTTCTTTGGCTCAACAACTTCAACATAACGCTCAAAACCTAAGGGCTTTAAAATATGGATAATGTCATCATCAGATTCTAAAACGCCGTTTTTTATATCTAGGTTTTGCCCAGCAATAACGAGTTTGGTTGGCTTATAACCTTCTGGTGCCTGATATTTAAAAGGCATGGGATTCTCCTATACAACAAAGGCACCCACACCTAAACGGTTAGGGTTTGTGCCTTCATCATCAATTGGAATGGAATTTTTTAACGCAAGATAGCGCTGGCCATACATGCTGAGATCATAGAAAGCTTCTTTCGATGAACGTGAATAACTCACACTTTGGCCAGCGATCGTCATGCTTGAGGCGGTACTAAAAGCAGCACCATTGCCACTTGCAGTACCAACTTTAAGGATATGTGCTGCATACAGACCTACAGCACGTTCCTTTAATGCCCCGAACTCAATTTGAGAAACAATCAGATCCGCTTCTTCTAAAGCATCCTGAATTCTTGCATCTGGCAAAGACATTAAACTCGAATCAGTCGAGAACTTTTCACGAAACGTTTGTACGTCCATAGATCCACCTTATTCTTTAGCCTGAGCTAACTTAGCTTGTAGCTGCTCAAGTGTTTCATCGTCACTGAACGTTACTTCAAGTTCTGTTAATTCAGCTTTCACGGTGGCCAAAGCAGCTTCTTCTGCAGTTTTTGCCGCATCACCTGCTGCATCGTTTTGTTTACCGCCTTTACCACCACGGCCACCGGTTTTACCACCTGCCTTTGGTTCTTCATCTGGGATTTCCTGAACTTCGAGCTCACCTTTTTCAACGAGTGATTTAAAGGCTTTACCTTTTGAAATACGTGTGAGATCCGAAGCACTAACTTGTACGGTTTGGCCTTGACCGACCTGAATTCCATCAAAAGAAAAAGCGGCCTGAGAGCCGCTGTAAGTAATTTTTGGCATGTTTAGTTATCCTTATTCAACATCGTAGTAGCGGAGAGAATCGACACGTTTTAAATAGACACCTTCATACATATAGTGTCCCGGTGTACGCATCACATAATTGATAGGCTGAGCGGCCAAGAATTCCAGTTCATTACAACGGAAAGTAATACAGCTCGGATCACGGCGATAAATAATACTGCGGTCAGTACCACCTTCACCTTTACCTTCAAGCGTACTTTCAGAAGTGAATGTCAGTGTTTTGCCTTGCATTGCAAAGGTGTTCTTTTCCTTAATGTATTCAAGGAAAGTTTTACCCGCTGAATCTGGAACGATACGGCTCGCAAGAATAGTGAACTTATTCTCAGGCATCACGAAAGTATCTGGTTGAATACTTCCATCGAACTTAGAGGCATTAGAAGCACCTTTAATTGCCTTATTGATATCGGCAAGAATGACCTCTACTGTAGCAGTCGTATAATCTACCGTAGAAGTAATCACCTCAACACCTGTTTGATTATAGAAGCCTAGCAAACCAGTTTCAGGCTCGCCAAACCAAGCGACATCACTCATGTGGTTTTCATAGGCCAATCGAGCTGCTGCAACTTTGTCAGTGGTTAGCTGGATACCTGCTTTTAAAGCTGCTGCTGCATCAAAAATACTGATTTCATAACCAATAACACCAGGCTGTACAGTGAGTTTTACTTCATCGTAAACAACCTCTGCTAATGGCACATCATTACCTTGACCTGAGAAGCGCTTACCACGTCCTACACCTCTCTTACGTTGCAAGACACTAGCCGAACCTATAACTGCACCTTCCAATCCTTCAATTGGTAAGTACTTTGCATAAGCTTGGGCTTCAGCAAGTTGGGGTGTCATTTCATCAATTGATTCAAGCTTTAATAATAACTTGGCAAAGTTATCTAAATTAAATGCATCCCCTACAGCGATTTGCACCCCATGTGCAACTGCTGATAGGCGGATTTTCATTTGTTCTAATTGTTTTGACATTGATTATGCTCCACGTAAACGAAGAATTGCTAATCCATCAGGACCAGTGATGGTTTCCCAAGAGGCATTAGGAAGTTCCGTAGAATCTAATGCTGCAGAAGAAAGTGAACCAAGTGGTGCTTGGGCAGTAGGGTTCGCAGTGCGTACATAAACCTTCGCATTGATATCGATCACTGGAGCTGAAGGCTTCACCCAGATAGAACCGATTTGCATTACAGGTGCACAGTCCTTAGCTTGATAAGCTTCTTTACCTAAGGCATTTTTTCCAGATTTACCCACGTGCTGAAAAACCACTACACCAAACTTTGTATTGGTTGCACCAGTTACCGCACTTACCGTTTTTCCGTCAGTAGATTGGACTACCACTTCGCCGTCGCTAACAACGCCTGTTCCAGCAACTGGCAAAGATAAAATTTCTTCAGGCATGTGCAGGCGAGCACGCATACCCGGAATAGCTTGAGGGGTTAAAGACATTTGCAGTTCTCCAGTTAATTAGAAACTTTGTTTCCAAGCTTCTTTTTTGTTGTTTGGTTTAGGCTCCCCATCTACTGGTTTACCGTCACCAGTTTTAACTTGCTGTTGCTGGTGAAGCGCATCACCTACAGGATTAGAAGGATGTGTACCCTTCACAGCGCAGAGTGCACGGAAAGTTGTGTCGATCTGCTCAGGCTTTGCATCACCTACTGATACGCTACCCATCAAAGCAGTTACTAATGCATCACCAGCTTTTGCAGCAATAACATCACGCTTGATTTGCTCACATGAGCAACCTTCAGTTTTAACTGTTGGCACCAATGCTTTAGCATCGGCAATCACAGCAGCACGCTCTGCAGCAGCTTGCTCAAGCTTTTCAGGCGTCATCTGGTTCTTTTCCAGATCACCTACTTTTTGCTCAAGAGCAGTTTTTTCAGTATGCAATTGATCTACGACTGCTTGAATTGCTCCAAGCTCATCACCGATAGAAAATTGCTTATCACCAACTTTAAGTTTTGCAGCCTTCATGTTTTCCAGCTGCTCTTGTTGCTGCTTTAATGCATCGGCCAGAGGCGTGTTATCGCCGATGTTAAAACGGATACCGTTTACAATTACTTCCATTGTTTTATTCCCCTTTGGTGGAGTTTGCTGTTTGTCACCGATGCGGCAATCACCACCACAACGGCCATACTTAACGAGTGCTACGTGATTGCCAATAAAATTGATAAATTTGGCTTGATACGGCGTACCATCTGGCGCCGTACCCTGCTCAACGATTAATAAGGCTCCATAGCCAAGCGACATTTCTAACCGCTCGTTGCTTTGGATCAGATCAATACTGATCTTGTCTTTAATGAGCAAATCACCCACCAGATAATCGCCTTCCTGTCGGACGTTCTCACAATAGCCAATGTGATAATCCTTCCAGTTAGATGCGTTAATTCATTTTAGGCGGTGATAGTCTGTAGCGTCTACACCATTGAAG